TTACAGTACCGGCACACTCGGACGCATGGAACTTGTCGCACTGAACCTGATCCTTGCAAGCCCCGGCCTAACCGCTGCAGAACTCGAAGCAGAACATGGTTTCATCCGAGGCCAGCTTCAGAAACGAATCAGCTCATTAATTCAGCAGGGTCGGGTCTTTCGAGGTGAGAAACGCAAGTGTGCTTTCTCCGGCCGAACCGCATATACGCTTTTTACAAGAAGTCAACTGAAAGGAAACTAACATGCCTTGGGAAGATAAACTTTTTGACCACTACGCCGATGCGCAAGCATTTATCGATGAAACGCCTGGCGAAAAACTCGTTAGCAAAGTTGGTAAGCAAACGCGTGTGCGATACATGGTGACCGACGACGCTGCTGCCGTTGAGGACGAAGTGGAAGTGGTTGAAGATGCGTTGCCCGTTGAAGATGCATTACCCGTTGAGGACGCGTTGCCGGTTGACGATGCACCGGAAGACACTGATGAAACTGAAGATAGTGAGGAACAAGACGACGAATGAGCGACTCATTAACCTTTTCGCTTGACGATCTGATTCCGCTTGATGAGGCGAGGCACGTGATTCCAGGTGAGCCACATCTGGTCACCATTCGCCGCTGGGTGGCAAGTGGTGTACGCGGTACTCGCCTGAAGACGGTGAAGGTTGGTAATCGCGTCTACACGACGCGTGATGCGATTCAGCAGTTTGTGAAAGACTCGAATCGTGATGAATCATAGCGACATAGTAGCCCCTCGTCATTACAAGCGTGATGACGGTCAGCTTGAGTGCTTCGAGGCGTTCCGGCAAATGTACGGCAATCAGGCCGCGCTACATGCGTGCATGTTCAACGCGACTAAATACATTTTTCGGCATGACACGAAAGGTTGCACTCATCAGGCCGCGATTACTGATCTTGATAAAGCGATTCATTACCTGGAGTTTGCGAAGAGCATTTACTCACAAATCGAAGAAGAAGAGCTTTGAACAACAGCCTGCGTGTTTAGCCGATTTGCCTGCCGAAGAAAGTGTCCTTCTTCTTTCGGCGGTAGGCAAGTCGGGCAGGTTTTTTGCAATGAATAAAAATGCACAAGAATTTTCAAAAGACTTTTTGATTTTATGGTTTCCCGAAGATCGACAGATACGGCTTTACCATATTGGCAAATCAGGAAAGGCGACTGACCGAAAACTACTGCAGATTTTTCCAGCACCTGACGGGCCTAACGATAGTCGACTGAACGACATGATCGCGAACTGGCTCATTTACTTTCAATTTGAAACATGAACCAAATAGACCCTCACCGATGTAAGGGTTGTGGCGCGCTCATTAAAACTCAACTCTGCCTCGCGTGTTCAACTCGCCTGCAGATGAAAAGACAATATGCGACGAATTTATCTTTACGACGACACGACAGCGGAACTGAGTCAAGCAACGCTCGACCAGATGCCAGAGGCCTCACGCGAACGGTATCTGAGAGCACGCACGATGATGAAAACAGGAAGAGTCAAGAATTTCAAGTACTACAACCGAACGCTCGGCATAGTCGAAATGTCGATGCTAACCGATTATCTACGGATCGTGAAACGCTTCGACGATGCGTGGTTGAACTTCAACAAAAGCTTTCAGCAGCTTTTAACGAATTTGTCAAACGAGAGGGCAAGACAAAATGAACATGAATCTGAACCAGGCGATCAAGAAAACAACAACACTACTACAGGAGACGCAACACCAGTGGTCGCGTCTGATGCCGCCTCACGTGGATGCGGACATGATGTTAGGCGTATTCATCAATCTGTTTAAAACTAATCCCACATTGCTTGAATGTGAGCAGACGAGCCTCTGGAGCGCCATCGCGCAGTGCTGCAAACTCGGCCTGCGGCCTGACGGGCTTCTAGGTGAAGCATACATGATCCCGTATGGGAATAACGTCAAGCTCGTCATCGGCTATAAGGGGCTACTCGCACTTGCGCGACGTTCCGGCGAGGTCGCAAAGATCTCTACCGCCGTTGTTCGTGAAGGCGACCATTTTGAATATACCCTCGGTGATGAAGAGAAAATTGTGCATTCACCCACTGCTGAGAGTGACTCACCTATTACGCATGCATACGTGATCGTGACGCTAATCAATGGTGAGAAAGTTCGGAAGGTCATGACGGCGTCAGAGATCGAGATCATCCGGTCTCGCTACAGCAAAGGCTCAGATAAAAAGTCTAGCCCGTGGAATACTAGCCCAGACACGATGGCACTCAAAACGGTTGTACGCAGCCTGCTTAATTCCGGCCTTGTCCCGATGAGTATCAGTAGACAGTTGCTCTCAGATGATGGCTCGGTGCAGCCGCTCGATAACCAGGAATTACAAGCGATTTATAACACAGAAGACAAGCGTGAGTTATTGGTTGGCGTCGGAGACGCCTCATCTGAATAAGGACACTCACGCGCGGCGGTGGTGGAGATGTGTGCACCGCCGCCGCACCTTTTACAACGGATTGAATTATGAAAATCGAATGCTTAAATCACGTCAAAACTTTGAAGCTAAAACACCGTTTACAAATACCTAAGTGGCAGGCTGTTGGTATTCTTGAGACGCTATTTAACTTCGCTGCTGTCAACGCTGATGACGGTAATATTGGTCGATACACCAACGATGAAATATGCCTTTATCTTGAGTATTTTGACTCGTCTGACAAACTCATCGAAGCGCTGATTGAGTCTGGTTTTGTCGATGTTTGCGATGAAAACCGGCTCTCGATTCATGACTGGAATGAACACGCCCCAAAGTACATAAAAGACCGTATTGCTAAACGTAATAAACGTCGCTCCGTGTCGCAGACAGTCGTCGACAAGACGCCTGATGTCGACGCTGGTAGCAAAATGTCGAGCAAAATCGCTATTAACCAAGCCCAACCCAACCAAGCCAAGCCAAGCCAAAAGAAACGAGTTTCTGTTTCTCGTTTTGACAAACTACTCGACAAATGGAATCAGACTCGCGGCGTGCGAAAGATCCGCAAGCTCACAGATAAACGCAAGCGTTCGTTGCAGTCACTCGATGACAGTTGGCTCAGTGACGCAATGACCGCACTGACTAAGTTTCCGCTGAAGTGCTGGAAAGACGGGAGCTACGTTCCCACATTCGATTGGTTCATCCGCAGCGACACGGTGACCAAGATTCTCGAAGGCTCATACGACTGGGTCACAAACCCTGACGCACCTGGTGCATCGTATGCTCCACCACCAGAAAAAACACTGTCGCAACAAAAATACTCAGAGCTGTTTCAGCAGCTCAAAACATTACAACGAGCCGGCGAGGGACGAAGTGACGAGGCCGAAGTTATTCGCAATGAGATGGGAGACTTACAATGCGATTCGTCGGTATAGACCCTGGAAAAAATGGAGGCTTCGCGCTTCTCGATAACGGTAGCGCGCACGCCTGGAAGATGCCTGAAACCGAAAAAGACGTGCAGGATCTCTTCGAGGAACTTGCCCTCGGTGAAAAAGTCTTTTGCCTCATCGAAGAAGTGCATGCCATGCCTGGACAGGGTGTGGTGAGCATGTTCTCGTTTGGCCGCAATTACGGCATGCTGCGTGCGATGCTCGTCGCTAACTACATTCCGTTTGAAACGGTAACACCTCAAACCTGGCAACGGGAATACGGACTCACAAACCGGCAGTGGTCAAAAACAGTAAAGAAAAACCATCACAAGGCGCGGGCGCAGGAACTGTTTCCGCACATCAAGATGACTCACGCGTTGGCAGATGCATTGTTAATTGCTGAGTACGCACGAAGGAATTCCAAATGAGAACCGCCAAAAAAGATACTTCAGCGGGCAAAGCGCTCCGGTCAAAAATTAACAGTCGAAAGAAGACGATTGAGCAGCTAGCCAGACAGAGCGGCGTCTCTACATCGACGTGCAAACGCATCCTATCCGAACTCGTCGCTGACGGTTCAGTCCTCGCGATTCCGCAATGGCGAGTTGTTAATTATGTCACCGGCGAGAAATACCTTGCTACCGAAGTCAACGGAGCAAAGAACGAGAGATCAGCAGGTAACGGTCCAACCCTTTACGTCAGGAGTTAGCGATGAAAGCACGATTTGTTAAACCACACACACGAGAACGATGTGTCGTTCGGGCTAGCACGATAGACGTGTTTGCCGCCATTAAGCCTGAGATTCAAAACCTTGGCATGACCGAAGTTGGCGTATTCGGTTTTATCAAACACTTACTTTTCTGGTGGCGAAAGCCAGGGCGTGAGACATAAGCCTGAATTGATCGCAATGATTGCCATTCTGATGCTACCAGTACCTCGCGTGCTGTTCATCCTGGCGTTTGTTGTTGTCGCTTTTGCCGCGAACGTATTTAGGAGCGTTTTCAGACGTGATAACAGTAATGGAGTGCGTTGATTGTGGTTGTGCGATGACCTGGAACTCTGATATCGATGGCGAAGATGCCGATGGCAACGAAACGATAGAATCTTTTTGGTCGTGCAGCGACGACGAATGTAACCTTTTTATGACAATTATCAGAACCATATGAGAGTTTTTTCAAAAGCACAAGTGATCAAAGTCGTGGACGGAGATACCGTTGATCTCAAGATCGACTTAGGTTTTTACGTCCACGCGATTATCCGCATTCGTCTTCATGGGGTCGATACACCGGAACGGGGATCGCCGCTGTTTGACCAGGCGACTGAGGTTCATAGAGATTTACTGAACGATGTTGCCGATGAAAACGGGCAATTCCTGGTGCGTGTTTATAAAACCGGCAAGTTTGGAAGATGGCTAGGCTGGATCGATGGTGTCAACGACGTATTAGCAGAAACGTGGCCGTACCGAAAATGATTATTTTGCACGATGAAAAACTCGTTGTTTTGACTGCTCCGCGAACCGGCAGCTTGCATCTACACGAAGCACTGTGCGCAAGACGAAATGCCTACTGGGTCGTGGGAACACAAAACGGTCACACATCGTCTCGGCATATCGCGACCATACCGAATGAATTTCGGCATTACCGACGCGCACTCATCGTGCGTCATCCGTATCAGCGGCTGCTGGGACTTTATGACGAATATAACCGTCAACGCTCTCAGGCTAGAAAGAAACCACTGAGCCTTCTTGAATACGTCCATCAGCGTCACGCGTTCGGCTGGCGGCATAGTTGGTCTATTGCAAAATGGGCTGACGAAACCGTTTTTGATTTCACTTTTCGCCTTGAAAAAATTAGGTCGGATCTGCGAGATGTCTTTCAGCGAGTCCCGACGATTAAGGCGGCATCCACTGAGCGTGATGACTGGCGATCCGTTTTTTCTCAATTACCGGATGCTGACCTGGCGAACCTGTATGGCGATTTGATCGAAGACAGCCTTTTTGGATATGCACATGATGTGATGCGACCCAACGTCGCTCCAATTTACAAATGCCTTTAAAATTACGCTTAAAAGAACACGACAAGCTCATAATAGGTGGCGCTTTTCTGGAAGTTGACAAGCTCTCTCTGTCAACCGTCACTGTTAGCGTGGAAGCTCCCGAAGACATTACGATTTTCAAACAACGAAAAACGACTTGCCATAATGGCTCAGATTCAGCAGAATACGATGAGTCGTCGAACGACCAATCGAAATAACCTGTAGAACGGGCTGACGCCATTTTGGCGAGCAGTCCGTTTTTTTTTGCATTCGGAGAAACACATGGCATCTGGAACGACAGATAAAGGTAAATATCTTTTTTTGAAATACGCTTTCGACGGTGAAAGTGTTCCGGCGACCTATCGTCTGATTCTTTGTGAAGATGATACGAGTCCCACCAAAGCGATTAACACTCTGAGTGAACTCACAGAGCTGGCCGATGGCAACGGATACGATTCGGGCGGTAAAGCTATCACGAGTAGTGAAGCAACTGTTACCGAAGTCGACGGCACTGTCGGTGCTAAGGTCGTCTGGTCTGACCAAACCTGGACAGCAACCGGCACATTTCCAAGTAGCGGTTCGGGCGCTCGATGGGCTGTCATCACGGATGGTACTGCTGGTAGTTCCAGTGTATTGGCGTACTTTGATCTTAGTGAAAACCGAACGCTCGCAAATGAACAAACGCTGACGCTGCAAGGCTTAGAGGTAGATCTCAACGAACCCGCTTAGGAGTCGTAATGGAACTTCTGCTTAAAGTTGGTGATAGTGACTCTCCCGCAGGATATAGGGATGGAGATATCGTGTGCGCGTTTGCGACCGATCACATCCTGAAGGTGAACGCGCAGACGATAATGTCTGCGCCGGTCGAATTAGATTCGGTGTCCGGCCTGAATCCGTCGGGAACGCTGTTAGAACTATTGTGTGAGATCTGTAGTGAATTCAGGTTCGTTCGCCACGGCAGCAGCGTTGTGCGAACGAGCCTGGTCACTGGAGAGGAGACGATGCACGATGCGACTACAGCAGAGTCGATTCATGTAACTCCCTTTTTGAAACGTCGGCTAAAGCACCCTCACCACCAAATCTTTGGTGAGACAGGAAGCGAATATTGGTTTGGTGGTACGCGTCAGTTTTCAGCAACAGAAATCTGGTCAGTTTTAGAACAGCACTCCGATCATTCACGTGCGGATTACCGCACTTGGCCTTTCAGCTTTGCGGAGCGATCACATTTTCTCCCAATGTCCTGTGCGGGATACGACGGGCATGAAGATGATATCTCGCATCCCACCGCGCAAAAACGATGTGAGCCGGTGACCGAAGATAACGGCACGCCTGAACCGATTGATATTGCGAAGCGGGAATGGTTCGTGCCGTACTGGGATCTCTCCCAAACTCTAAGTTTAAATATCGATGACGTTAGAGATCAGGCGATGATGATTGATGCTCGGATGACCACCGGAAGTCCGGCTTTAGATTCGACAAACATTAGCAAAGTCGTAAACGGTCTGATTTAAAAATGGCAACTGTCACAACTTCAATTGGCACAAACGCGGCCATCGATACTGAAACGCCATCAAGCGGCACTGGCTCGAATCCGTATACCGTTACATTCACGAATGATCCCACCGGCGTGTCCGTTGGCGATTCGATGGACGTATCTAACGGCATGGGTACGACCTATAACTACCTTGTGACCGCGATTTCAGGCAGTGACTACACCCTGAAATGGATTACCGGCGGTGGTTTTGCTACGAATCCCTATGGAATCACTGACCCGTATTACAACCAGGCCGATGGAACATTTAAACGTACGTACTCGACGATAAGTGCTTGGGAAAGCGACCTGGATGACACAATTTATTATTCTTCCAGCGATGATGCGATAGGGGAAGCGTACAACGACTCGACGTTTAACGAACAGGTAATTATCGACGGCGGCGGCACGGTTGGTCTATCGTCAGTGAAACTGACTGTACCTTCATCTCAGCGGCATGAGGGCAAAGCCGGCACTGGCACAAAAATCGAATATACAGGCTCGGCATCCATTAGCTTTTTGATCAAGCGTAGCAATATTACGGTCGAGTGGCTGGAACTCGACCTGAGCAGCTGCGGTTCTACCGTGTCTTCTGGTCTGAATTTTGGTGCGAATTCAACTCAAGAAGTTTATTTCACGAACAACCTGATCCATGACTTAAAGACACAAAGCGTCCACATTCATGGGATCTATGTCTGGGGCACAGGTAGTTCATCAAACTCCCGGTATTTGATGAACAATATTATTTACAACATTGATAACTCATCGACGACAAAAGAGGCGATGGGGTTAAGCGTCTCGTCCGGCAACTGGAATGTTTATCTGTATAACAACACCGTTTACCACGTAAAGACAACCGGCGGCGGTGACGATGCGTTTTGCTTCAATATCGTTGACACAGACACGACGCTCAAAAATAACATCGCTGCACGACCTGTAGCCGCTAGTTCTTCGGACGAAAAGTGCTTCGGCGGTTCGAGCTTCACAGGCTCGACACACGATTACAATCTGTCCACAGATTCAACTGCGACTGGGACTAATTCGGTCACAGGTGAAGACTATGAAGATCTGTTTGTGTCCGTGACGGTCGGGGCAGAAGATCTGCACCTGGAGGAAGGTGCAGATGCAATTGACGCAGGTGTGGATCTTGGAACATCACCTACAGGCGTCAATATCGATATCGACGGCTTTGACCGCGACACAGTAGCGTCATGGGATATTGGGGCTGATGAGTATGTGTCTAGTGCAACTGTGGTCACTCCATCTGCTGCTGCTTTCGTTGCTGACGCGGTATCGCCAACCGTTGCGAGTGGTTTGTCACTCACGCCATCTGTTGCTGCGTTTGTTGCTGACGCTGTGTCTCCAACGCTGTCGAGTGGCTTATCGCTAACACCAGCGGTAGCCAGCTTCGTCGCTGATGCAGTATCGCCAACCGTCACGAGCGGCTTATCACTGACACCGGCTGCCGCTGCATTCGTCGCTGCCGCTGTGTCTCCAACACTGTCGAGTGGCTTATCACTGACCCCAGCAGGGGCTAGCTTCGTCGCTGATGCGGTTTCACCGACTGTATCGATCAGCGGTGGTGGCATTGACGTTACACCGAGTGCAGCCAGCGTCGTTGCAGCTGCACAGTCACCGACCGTATCAATCGCATTCTCACTAACACCGGCTGCTGCAACCCTGGTAGCTGACGCACAGACACCGACCATAACAAGTGCTTTGTCACTAACGCCAGCCGCAGCGAGCGTCGTGGCGACCGGAATTTCCCCAACAGTTTCAAGCGGTTTAACTCTTACACCGGCAGTAGCTCCAAGTGCAGCCAGTGCTGTTTCACCAACCGTTACGAGTGGTATCTCGCTGACACCTGCTGTGGCGAGGTTCGTCGCAGCGGCAATCGACCCAACGGTAGTGGTCAGCGGCAGCTCGATTATTACACCTGCTGCGGCTGTGGTCGTCTGCCGAGCAAGCGTTCGATCAGTTGACCCGACCGGAATTTTATATATCGACACCCCAAGAATCAAAGCTCCGTCAATCGCGTCAGCACGGATCAAGTCACCAGACATCAGCGGACAAATCGAAAGGTAAATATGGTTACTGCACTCAAAAACACGGCAGGCGATTACATAACGATCCAGAGCGGCGAAAGTTGCAATCTGACCGGCACTGTGAAAAGCACTGAGGGTGTGACTATTACCTCGCTGACGACTTTCACAATAACACTCTATGACGCTACATCCGGTGCGATTATCAACAGCCGAAACAAGCAGAATATTAACGGTGTAAATGGCGGCACATTCACGTCAGGTGACTATGTTCTCGAACTAGATTCCAGCGATACCACTGCGGTCGGAGACATTGAAGATGATACGACGCAGGATCGCATAGCTCGATTTGAATTCACTTACGACGATGGCGATTCAACACGTACAGGAATCGACGAATTTAGCTTCAAAATTGAAAAGATGAAAACAACCATTGGCGTCGGAAGCGGTGCTAATGAAATTACGTTGACTGTTACTGATTCGAGTGCAAATCCTGTTGCGGAAGCAACGGTTTATGTGACTACCGACTTGGCGGGGCAAAATGTGGTGGCCGGGCCGGTGATTACAAATGTAAGCGGTGTAACCCCGACTTTGTTTTTAGACGCTGGCACATACTACAGTTTTTCAAGCCACGCTGATTACACTTTCACTAACCCGCAGACCGTGACTGTCTCATAGCTGAATCAACCTATTACGACAAACATCGAGAGACGATGCGGTCGCGCACGTCTGCGCAGAGCGCAAGCGGTCGCGATATCTCTCCGCTGCCACGCGTGCGTTCGGGTACACGTAAAAAGTCGTGCAGAGATTCTTTTCGCAAGTTCTGCGATACGTACTTCAAAGAAGTGTTCAACATACCGTGGTCCGATGACCATCTGAAAGTCATCGATAAAATAGAACGAGCTGTCCTGGCCGGCGGTTTGTTTGCATTAGCCATGCCCCGTGGCTCGGGGAAAACCACCCTCTGCGAAATCTCGGCGCTATGGGCGATTCTGTACGGCCACCGCAAATTCATTTGCATGATTGGTGCGAGTGAAGACGCTGCTGCACAAATGGTTGATTCCATTAAGGCCGAAATCGAAGTGAATGAGTTGCTTGCGGCAGACTTTCCTGAAGTGTGTTATCCGATTGAAAAACTTGATGGCATCGTTAATCGAACAAGCGGTCAGCTTTACAAAGGTAAGCGAACGCACATCACCTGGACGGCAAAAGAAATCGTGATGCCGTCGATACCTAAGTCCACTGCGAGCGGCGCGATTGTAAAGTGTGCTGGAATCACCGGCCGTATCCGTGGCATGAAATTCAAACGACCGGATGGAAAATCTGTCCGGCCTGATTTTGTGATTTGCGATGACCCGCAAACGGACGAATCTGCTCGGAGTCCGTCACAATGCGTCACTAGAGAAACAATCCTGGCGACTGCCATATTGGGACTCGCTGGGCCTGGACAGAAAATGTCCGGCATCATGCCATGCACAATCATTAGAGACAACGACATGGCGATGCGGATGTTGGATCGGGAAAAGCATCCAGAATGGCAGGGCGAGCTTACCAAGATGGTCTACAAGTGGCCTGATGCTACCAACCTTTGGGATGAATATGCAGAGCGGCGTGCGGAGGAATTGCGAGCCGATGGCGACGGTAGCCAGGCAACCGCCTTCTATGCAGACAACCGAGACGAAATGGACAAAGGCGCGATTGTCAGTTGGTTTGATCGATTCAATGAAGATGAGCTGTCTGCGATCCAGCACGCGTACAACCTTCGCATTCGTGATGAGGCCGCATTTTTCTCCGAATACCAGAATGCTCCGGTCGTCGATTCCGAGCAGAGTGATATTTTAACGACCGATGAAATTTCCGAGAAAGTGAATGGCCTCAAGCGTGGCGAAGTTCCTGGCGACGTTGATAAGCTCACCTGCTTTATCGACATTCAGCAGAAGGTCCTGTTCTATACGGTCGTCGGATTCGCACCCAACTTCACCGGCTACGTGATTGATTACGGAATTTATCCTGACCAGAAAATGCGTTACTTCACGTTACGCGAAGTTCGCACAACCCTTCAGCAGAAAAAACGTGGCGCTGGCCTGGAAGGGGCAATATTTCACGGCCTCGAAACGCTCACTGACAAGCTGCATGACACTATATACACCCGTGATGACGGAGCGGAGCTTCTTCTCGATTTAACGCTTATCGACGCGAACTGGGGACTGACGACCGACCTGGTGCATCAGTTCTGTCGCAACACGAAACATCGCGGGAAAATCATGCCGGCTCACGGTCGCTACGTTGGTGCTGCCAGCAGACCGTTCAATGAATACTCGCGGAAAAAAGGTGAGCGGATTGGGTACAACTGGCGCATCCCGACCGTCAAAGGAAAGCGAGTGGTCCGCCACTTGCTATTTGATAGCAATTTCTGGAAATCGTTCCTGCACGCACGGTTTGCTCAACCGTTTGGCGACGGGGGAAGCCTGACGCTATTTAAAGCCAAACCATCTATCCATCAAATGATTGCGGACCAATGCTGTGCGGAATACCGTATCCGCACGGCTGGACGCGGACGGACGGTGGACGAATGGCGGTTACCACCAAACAAGCCAGACAATCACTTTCTTGACTGCCTGGCGGGATCATGCGTGGCCGCCTCGGTGCTCGGAGTAAAACTGTCAGGATTGCGTATGACGCCAACGAAACGCGACTCAGACGACGTGGAAGACCCGAAGAAATACAAACGCAAACGAGTAACTTATCTGGAGTAAGAGATGGCTAAGAAAACGACAAAGAAACGTGGGCGACCAAAGGGTAAAGGTAATGCACAGGTGCAGACAGTAGATGTGCGGCTGTCCCGTTGCAATAAGTGTGGGAGCACCGAACGCAGCAAGTATTACCAGAAGCGGGAACTAGCTCTCACAGGAATTAACCAGGATGGCGAGATTTATAACCGCGTCATTTGGCGTCGAACTCGGTGTCTTGAGTGTGATCAGATCCGTGACGACCGCACATACATGTTTGTGCCTCCAACCGATTGACCAGGGGTCGGTGAAAACGTAAAGTGTCTCAAAAGTCCGGCCGGCTTTCCGGGGGAGAAGAAGTAGTGTTCCACTCCCCCGGTTTTTTTATGCGCTGAAACTTTTTGCAATACTATGCCGATGTATATAAATAAATAAAGTCTTTGGCATTAAAGTGC